GCCAACGATGTGCAACTGATTTTCCATAAGCATTATATCGTTCGCCATTTGCTGCTATTTGTCCATGGTAGGAATCTCCCACACCATAATGAGAAGCGAGAGTACAGCCACTCGCTGCCTTTGCTTGCAGAGGTGCCAATCCCGCAGTAGCAACGGCTAGAAAAGAAAGTGTTTTAAAAAGCATTAAAATTCGGTAACTCTACATCCGTATAGGTAAAGGAGAAGTTCCTCTTTTCAGAGGCAGTACCCACGGCTCTAATTCAAATCAAAGACTCATCATAAAAACCCTGCTCATAACAGGGATTTTTCATTATAAGTGAGTATTTAGGATTTGTCAATCCAGTGTCATGACCTCAACATCGCCATCAAGTCCGTACCCAAGCCATTCCGAAAACTCTTCTTCTAATGCAATGGCGTTTTCAATCTCGTTTTTTCTAGTGAGTTTCGAAAACCGATCAATACTCCAATCTCGAATGTCAAAAACCAATTCTTCTGTTGTCATAATCATAAGACTGTGGTGCCCATACATAATAGTGCATAAGCAGGGAATTGTCAAGTGTGGTATCTAAATGGACAGATAATGAATGATGTGCCTGAGGGCATGGAAGGATTTGTATATCTTATCACTAATCTGGAGAATGGAAAGAAGTATATCGGAAAGAAAACTTTTTGGGAAAGAAGAAAAGATAAAAAAACAGGAAGAAGAAAAAAGAAAATTAGTAATTGGCTAGATTATTTTGGATCATGTGATGAATTAATAGAAGATGTAAAGTTATTAGGCAAAGATAAATTCCTTCGTGAAATATTATATCTTTGTCCACACAAAAAATCCATGAGTTTCTATGAAACCATGGAACAATTTAAACGAGATGTAATTTTAAGAGAAGATTATTATAATACAAATGTTGAAGGAAAGTTCTTCTCCAGTGAGTCAGAAAGAATTTATGGTATTGTAATTAAATCTGGAGAATAAAAAAGGGAGCCGAAGCTCCCTTTTCTTTATGTGAGATTTGAATCAGCCTTCAAGATACATCTCAGTGAGTTCTACGATAGAACCTTCTGATAAGTTTTCTAGAATTTCAAATGCATCCTCATAAGTATCTGCATAACCAGCATTGATGAAATCTTCTAGGATATATTGTGCTAGGAGTTCGAAGTCTTCACCCATTTGACTTGGTTTGACATCTGGATTTAGTCTCTGAAGTCTCTTTTCAGTCTCTCTTCTAGACTTTTTAGAAGTTGGTCTAGATCCACCGGATTTGGTCTGAGTTGTGAATGTACCAGCTGGAGCACCTACACGAGATTGGGTTGGACCTCGACCAGCAGCTGCTTTTGCTTGTTTTGCCATTGCAACTTCTCTACGGCTATATGGTCTGCGTGGACCTTGTGCAGCAGGAGCCTTTGGACCTTGTGGTGAGGTAGTACTATTTGCAACTGCACGATAGACTCTTTGTCCGGCTTTCTTCAGTAGACCACCAATTGCCTTCCTGACGCCACCAGCTTTTTCTTTGGTGCTTGGTTCAAATGAAAGCTCATATTGACCACCTCTGCCTCTTCTACCAGCCTGACGAGAGGCTAGACCAGCAGCACTTTGGCGCTCACCTGCTGTTTCCATTGATTTACCTTTTCTAGCAGCGGCAGCAGCACCTTTACGCACAAGACCTTTGAGTGCGGCCATGGCCTTACCAGGAAGACCCTTGGCGCGTCCATAAGCATTAGCAGCAGCTTGTTTACCGGCTCTCATAGCACTCATAGCAGCACCACCAGTTTCAGTAGCAGCACTCTTCACTGTCTGTCCAGCTTTTTTAAGTGCGCCAGTTACAGCAGCTTTTCTGGCTTCTCTTCTGGCAGATTTTGCTACTTGCTTAGCCTTAGCTGCCTGTTTTTTCAATTCTGGATAACGATCTTCATATGCCTCAGAAATGATTTCTTCAAGAATCACATCATCAGAAAATACACCTTCAATAAGACCATAAGATTCATCAAGAGTATTGCCATAATCCATAAATTCCCAAAGAAGAGATTCCATGACTTCTTCAATCTCTTCTTGCATGAGATAATCTACAAATCTTAGATTCTCATAGAATGTCTCATCAGCTTTTCTTGGATTATAAAGATTACCGTATGCCTCGGTTAAATGATATTTTGACATTTTTATACAAAAAAATTCTTATTTTGCTAGAGTTATTTATAAAAAAAGAGCCTTATGGCTCCTTGGGGGGGTTATAGTTCAGTTAATTCTTATTCGATTTGTTGTGTCTATTCCTCTATTTCTTTGGTAGATAGAAAGTGCACCAGCGTTTGATTGGTGGCCAGTCACGGTACACTTCCAAATTTGAGAAGAAGTTTTAATTCCACCGATTCTCCCAAAATCACTTCGTTCTTCCGTTGTCAGTAAATGCACACCAACACCCAACTGATATGTTCTCATTCCCATTTGTACTTTATCTTCGTGCGTTTGTGCGTGGATTCCTACACCCAATTCGTGTGCCCTCTTTCCTGCTTTCCTATTATGTTCTCTCTTTTCATCTTCTGTCCAACTGTGAAATCCCAATTTATTTTCATATACTAACTTTCCAGATTTTTTGCCAATTTCACTTTTTTCGCCAGAAGTCAATGCATGAACACCCAACCCAAGTTCATAACATTTCTTACCTCCGGATTTACAAGCATTTAAGCGTTCTTCTTTAGATAATGAATGAATTCCAATACCTAACTCTTGATTTCGTTTCAAAATTTCCAAAGAAAATCTCCCACCACAAGCTTCATTCAAACACCATTTATCTGTTTGATATACAGGTCTTATCAATCGCTTTTCTACCTGCTGTGCTTCCGTCCAATCACGATCAGTGTAGTCAAAAAATTGAAGTATTTGTTTCTTTGGCGTATAAAAATTCCACATCCACTTGTGTGTTTGTGGAGTTCCCATATAATTTTCATTATATTTTCTTTCCTTATGAACTCCATAGTAGTAATATGGAACTTCTTCAAAAGTAATTTTGTATGTGTAAATTCTTGGACTATTTTTATCCATTTTTATTCTATTAGTACGGCATTATTATTTATAATAGAAAAGGTGCCCATAAGAGCACCTAATCTGTCCGTAGAGTATTGCCGTACTAACAGACCTATCTATTTAGTTAAAGTTTAAAGTTTGCGAATTGATTTTCCTTCATATCTTGATTGAGTGCGCCAACCAAATAAGATGTGATCTGCACTTCTTGTGGGGCCACTTGCACACCTTTACTAGAAAGCCAATTTTCAGTCCAAGGTAATGGATTATTATTTGCAGAAATTGAATATGCTGGCTTGAGTCCAATTGCTTTCATCCTACGATTTGCAATCCACTCAACATAATTATAAAGAAGCTTATCATTTAATCCAATCATGCTTCCATTCTGAAAAATATACTTAGCCCAGTTTTTCTCTTCGTTGACTGCTTTATCAAAAGCTTTATAAGTCCAATCCAATTCTTCATCAGCAATTTTAACCATGTCTGGGTCATCACCACTTTTCCATTTTGCGAGAATATTCTGAGTAAGATTGAGATGAATATTTTCATCCCGCGAAATCAGGGAAATGATCTTTGCAGAACCTTCCATAAGTTTCAGTTCACCGAAAGCAAAGGAACAAGCAAAGGAAACATAAAACCTAATTCCCTCAAGAATATTTACAGTCATTATTGCACGATATAGTTTTCGTTTCAATTCATAAATTTCGGATTTACCCAGATCAACACCTTCATTGTTGAATTTCCATAAGTTTGATGAGCTATAATCTTGAGCGGACTGCATAAAATCATCATAAGAACTAGTAACACTCGAAGCTCGTTCTAGAATTTTCTTATCTTCAATGATAGTATCAAATACTTCACTTGGGTTCGAATACACATTCTTAATGATGTAAGTATAAGAACGACTATGAATCATTTCCATAAAGCCCCAAACGGTCATGGCAGCTTCAAGCTCTGGCAAAGAACAATATGGACATAATACCATGTTTGGGCCTCTTCCCTGCACACTATCAAGCATAATTTGATACTTTAAATTAGAAGTAAAAATATGCTTCTGCTCTGGGCGAAGTGTCTGATAATCGGCACGATCTTTTTGGAGATTAATTTCTTCCGGTCTCCAGAAAAAACTCAGTTGTTGCTGAGTAATTTTTTCAAAAACTGGATACTTGTATTCATCATATCTTTGCACTCCAAGTGGAGAACCAAAAAACATTGGTTGCTTAAGTGTGTTAACTTTGTTTGTGTTGAATACTGTCATTCCTTCTACTGATGCCATAAATACTCCTCTTTTAATTATACATTACAAGCTTCACATTCTTCCGGAGAAGATTGCAGCAATTCAGAAACTAATTCAGTTAGATCATTCGTTTTTTCTGCGGCCACATCATCAGTTTTTCCATCATAAGTATTATGATAATAAGCTGTCTTATGTCCTTTCTGATAACAAGACAGAAAATCATTGACGATTACACTAACAGGAACCTCCTTATTTGGATAATTTTCTGGATTATAACTCCAGTTGGCACTAATTGCCTGATCAAAAAACTTTTGCATCATAGCAACAATGTTAATGTATCCTTCGTTGGATTGCATATCCCACAGAAGAGTATAATTATTTTTTAGTTTATTATATTGTGGAACAATTTGCTTCAGTGTACCTTTTTTGGATTGTTTGATTGAGAGGAAATCTCGTGGTGGCTCAATTCCATTTGTAGCATTACATACAACAGATGAACTCTCCGTTGGGGGCTGAGCGGTGAGTGTCGTATGTCTCAGACCATAAGATAAAATATCTTGGCGAAGTTCTTCCCAATTATGTTGATACTCATCATTACAAATCTCATCAATTTGCTTTTTATAGGTGTCAATTGGTAAAATTCCATCAGAGTATTTTGTAGTTCCAAAATCATCACATGCACCTTTTTCTTTTGCCAATTGATTTGATGCTTTTAGTAAATAATATTGCAGACTTTCTGATAGTCCATGCACTGCACTCCAGGCTTTTGGATCATCATATTTTAGTCCTAGCTTGGCGAGATAATGAGCAAGTCCAATAACGCCAATACCCAAAGAACGACTTCCTCTAGTAGTAATTTCTGCTGCTTTAACTGGATAATCTTGATGATCAATAAGTTCATCTAGAAATCTTACACTAATATCACACAGTTCTTCCAATTCTTTATCGGATTTCACAATACCAACATTAATACAGGATAGAATACATAAAGCAATTTTTCCTAGATCATCATCAATATGATTAATTGGCTCTGTTCTTAATAGGATTTCCATGCAAAGGTTACTCATAGAAACTTGTTCCTTAAAAGATCCATGAGAATTAGAATGGTCAATATTCATAATATAAATTCTACCAGTCTCGGCTCGTTCTTTCAGAATATCCAAAATAAGTTCTTGTGCCTTTACAACTTTTTTTGGAATTTCTGGATCGTTTTCGTATTGAACATAAAGTTCATCAAAACCATCCATACCAAATAAATCATAAAGACCCGGAACATCATGAGGAGAGAATAGAGTTATGTCCTCGTTTTTAATGAAACGCTCATAAAAGATCTTACTGAACTGAATTGCATAGTCTAGATTACGAACTCGATTATCTTCTGTTCCTTTATTATTCTTAAGAACGATAATATCTTCAATCTCCCTATGCCACACAGGGAAAAATGTTGTCGCAGATCCACCTCGAATTCCATTTTGCGTACAGCATTTCACAGTCGATTCAAACTTCTTAAGGAATGGAATTACTCCAGTGTGAGTAACTTCTCCGCCACGGATCTTAGAGTTTATTGCACGAATTCTACCGGCATTAATTCCAATTCCAGCTCGTTGTGCAACATATCGCCCAATAGCCATATCACTACTGAAAATGCTATCCAGACTATCACCAGAGTCAACTAAAACGCAACTACTGTATTGACGAAGTGGAGTCCTCACCCCAGCCATAATAGGAGTTGGAATATTGATCTTATGTTTTGAAATCGCATCATAATAACGCTTCACATAAGACATTCTCTTCTCTTTTGGATAATTTGAGAAACCAGTTAATGCAATCATCATGTACATAAACTGAGGAGTCTCATAAAGTTTCCCAGAACTCCTATCCTGCACAAGATACTTGTCAACAACCTGCCTCAGGCCAGCATAAGTAAACAAAAAATCTCTATCGTGATCGATGAAAGAATTCGCCTTATCAATTTCTTCTTTCGAATAATAATTATAAATCTCGTGGTCATAAACATGAGCCATGACACAAGAATTGATATGATCTTCTAAGTGAGGAAGATCAACGCGACCACCATAAATTTTCTTACGAATAGAAAACAAAAGGAGCCTTGCCGCAACATATTGATAATTTGGAGCATCAAGAGAAATTAGATCAGAAGCAGACTTAATCAAAATTTCTTGAATCTGATCTGTAGTAATTCCATCATAAAACTGAATACCAGATGTCATCTCAACCTGGGATGCAGAGACACCGGAGAGCCCTCTACAAGCCTCTTCAACCATCAAATGCATCTTGTCTAGGTCTAGACCCTCAATTGTACCATTTCTTTTTTGAACTTTAATTCCGTTGCTCATACCTTTTTCCATTCGTTAAACTTGAGTTTTGCTTCTAATCCAGAGTAAGTGCTTGATTCTACCATAGACTGAACATCATGTCCAGACAAGAACATTTCGTTGACATCCTTTTCTTTAATTATTGTTGGCCAGATCACAATCGAATTACCAGATTCAATTTTAGAAACCATTCTTTTATGAATTTCTACATTTCTTGGTTCATTGTCATAAACATAAACCGGACGAGAAATATTTAGATTTGTTAAGTTTAGATCCGATCCACACATTGCGATAGAATTTTTTATGAATGTAGAATCAAATGGACCTTCAAGAACATAAACTAAATTTTCCAAATTCACATCATCATACCCATAAAGTTTTGGTGCATCATCGTCTATCATGATAGTAATGTATTTAATTGGATTGGGTTTTATAGCTCTTCCCTGAAATCCAATCAGTTCTTTCTTATAGTAAAGTGGTATGACAATTCTTGCTTCTTCGTATTTGAGTGCCTTTTCATCAAATGTTTTAATTTTAGAGTTTGTCCATTCTTTGAAATTTTCGGCATAATAAAACTTAGTAGGATCTAGTTTTCTCTGCTCTAAGTACTGTCTAGCCAAGTCATTCTCGGAAGCTTTGGGTAAATTCAACCTAGTTTTAAACTTTGGCTTATGGAAATTAAATTTTGGAGTTTCCGCTGTAAAATTTTTTCCAGTAAATCCAGAAGAATACTTCTCTAAACAATACTCTTGGTGGAGAACAGAGTCAAATGTTTTCAGAAAATTATTTAAAGAAACATTTATTCCACAATTGTGACATTTATAGTTTGTATTATTTTTTACTGAGTAAAAATATCCTCGTGCTCTTGATTTATTCTTTTTTGAATCGCCACAAATTGGACATCTGCAGTTGTAGAGATTGATGTTCTTTTTAGCAAATTTTTCTAATCTAGAAGACATTAAATTAATATATTTGTCATCAATCAAATCCATAATAACCTAGATGTCAGGACTCCTAGTATAGCACTGATGAAAGCTCCCGTCAATCAATTTCTGGCCTCTCTGCTTAACTGATGGTGTTGCTGCATTTCTGATGGAGTCCACCAACCAGAAGCAAGAGATGACAATGCGCCAGTAAGGACAACCAAAAGCACACCACAACCAACTGTCATCCATTTAATTTTATTGATTTCTTGTACCTTTTCTTCGATATCTTCTATTCTTTCCATCACTTTTTTGTGGTCTTTGTCATTATCAGTCTTTACACCATCAATCATTTTTATGATAAGATCGTCGGATCGATTGCACTGTTCTATTTTCTCTTCGTGAACAGCCAACATCTTTATCACATTCGAATTAACTTCACTAAGCTTTTCTATTGCATCATCAAGCTTATGGACAACATTGGAAAAGTCTGATAATTTTTGCTCTAGTACTGCAATTTTTACTGCTTCTTCTGACATGTTAGCGAATGTGTATTTTTGCAATTCACCAACGAATCAACTAATTAATATTATTTATTCTTATAGAAGTCCCATAGACTTCAACCAGGCTTCATATTTCTTATTATATTGCTTTGATCTTTTGTCTACCAATCCACCAATTGTTCTCCTGAACATTCCTAGTTCAGTTTTTGGATCAAATCCTGCTGTAGGCCCTTCGGATGGAGAATTACTGCTAAATCCACCACTCTGCCCAGGTGCATTTGCAACCATGTTTTCTCTGATAATTTCTATGATTCGATCTAGCTTACTCATTTGTAATTTTCTCTAATTCTTGTTCACAATATGGATCTGTGGGAATATCATGTATATAACTTTTTGGATATTCCGGAAGTTTGTTCATAAAAACAACAAATGTTTTCATATAAGACCAAAGATCATTATCTATTTTAAAAAACAACATTGGTGTCGTGGCATCACCGAATATATTATAAAGAATAACAAAATGATTAATTAACAGGTGTGTTTTTAGCACACCTGTATTTTTGTATCTTCGAAATAATCTTTTTATATATTTAAAATGATTTAAATCTCGATCAAAATCTTCCTTGGTCACTGCCTGAGGATTTTCATAATTTTTAATTGCAAATAAAAGGAAATTTTCCTCATTCAGTTCAGTAAATAACATGTATTATCAAACTAGTGGATTTGCGTCGTACAGTGGAGTATTGCCAGTTTGAATTCCAGACATTGCAACAAGAACTTCAGTTTTGACTCTGTAGTTTCCATCGGCATCAACATAAGTCTTGATACCAACCCAACCAGCGTGGGCTGGAGAATAGACAGTATTCTGCGCAGCATTTATACCAGCAGTAGAAACACCAGCAATATATGGCTCATAGTTGGTATGAGTCTGACTGAATTCGCTGTCTAGTGTTGTGAACTTTGGAAGTTGCGAAACAGAAAAGCTTGTATTAGCTATAGATGCACCACTCAGGGCAGCAGTAGAGGCGATAGATAATTGGGTAGTGCTTGCAATGCCAACAATGACTGCATCTCCAAAATATGTTCCACCAACAACGCCAAATCTAATTACATCTCCAGTTGATGCAGCACCAACACCGCCAAAATTAGTTCCAGTGGCAGTTACAATGCCTGTAGTGTAGTTCAGCCAAACTCTACCATTGGCTGAAATATTATCACGATTTCCCCAGAGTGCCATGTCTTTTTCCGTAAAGATTATTTTATATGAATATTTATAAAAAAAGAGACCTAGTTAAAAGGTCTCTTTATAATTTATATGACTTTAATTCAGCAATTTTTTAGAAGCGCAGT